CGGGCAACAGGGGCTATTCAGAATCTAACCACGCCCGATCCTATTGCTAAGTTAATAGAAGTTTCACCCGTTCGAGTTGATTTAGATGAGGAGACCTAAGCATGGCCGTAACTGCAGTTGTTTCGAGTAAGGTATCTCGGGGTGTGCATAAGTGGGTTTGGACCGCGCTGACCGAGGCCGACACAGGCGCCGCGCTTGATCCGGAGAATGGCGGACCCAGCTTCGCGGATAAGTGTGTTCAGATGGAAAGTGCCGCGGCGTGGGGCGGCGGGACGATTATTCTCGAAGGGTCGAATGATGGGGTGGTGTATAGTCCATTAAATAATCCGCAGGGTATTCCTATATCTATGACTGCGGATGGGCTTGAGGGGATTCTAGAGAATCCTCTGTATGTTCGGCCGAGGGCGACGGCCGGCAGCTCGATGAGTGTGGATATAACGATCGTTGGCCGGGCGATCTTGCAGCTTAGGTAAGAATAGGATCGCATATTTTTGGCCGATAGTGTGAATTTCAATAGCTAGGAGTTGGGGCATTGTCTATTATGCGCAGACGTAGGATGCATGCTGGTAGTGCTGATCCTCTTCTTAATTATGTTTTTGCTGTGCAAGGCCATAGTACTTTTGAGCAGGCTAGAGCTAAGGGCCCAATACCTACATTTGTAAGGACTTCTGCAGATACAAGATTTAGTGAAGCTGGGGTTTTAGAGGAGCTTGCAAATAATATACCTTCTCTAACCCACGATCCCGTCACGGGGGTCAGCTACGGGCTGCAAGTGCCACGCTCGACCGTCAACGAGGCGCGCAACAACCGCGCGGCCGGGGCGACCAACGGGGTGATCGGCTCGGGCGGGGTGCTGCCGACGGATTGGACCATGTTTGCTGGCACGACCGGTCTATCGCGCGAGGTCGTTGGTACAGGCACCGAGGATGGGCTGCCATATTGCGATCTTCGTTTCTTCGGGACAGCGACGGCGGGCCAAACAGAAACTAGACAGACATCCACAACGGCTGTTGCAGCGCTACAAAATGAAGTTTGGACGACGAGCCGATATGTACGGCTTGTTGGTGGAGATTTCACTAACGTTACGAGTAAAAAGGTTGAAATTCAGGAACGAGACAGTGGTGGTGCTTGGCTTGGTAGTAGTGGGGGTTCTATAGCGCCCACAGTCGCCGCGCTTAAAACCCAACGCGGCTCTCACACACGCACGCTGGCCGAAGCAACCACCGCCTTCATAACTGAGGCATTAACGTTTGCCGTCGATGCAGGGGCGGTCGATTTCACCGTCCGCGTTGCCGGCGCGCAGCTTGAAGAAGTCCCCCTCGCCACCCCGCTGGTCCTGACCGACGCCGGCGGTTCCTCGACGCGGGCGCAAGGGTCGCCGACAATCGCACTGTCAAGTGTGCCGGGGTTCGATGAGACGGCGTTTACGATGTATTTCGAGGGAATGACTGATTCTATCAATAATGGTAGTCAGACTCTTGTGCAAATTGATGCTGGTTCAAATGCAAACCGCCATCGTATCTACGTTCGCGCTTCGGCTGACGATATTGTGGGCCACACTACTGTATCGAGTTCTGAAACCGCCCTTATATTTGCCGGAACGCTGGCCGCAGGGACGCCGTTCAAGGCCCTTTACGCAGTCGAGGCCAACAATATAGCTCTTTTCCTCGACGGGGCACAAATTGGCGCAACGGATACGAGCGCGGCCTTGCCGACCGCACTTACGACCGTCAGGTTTGGTGTAAATCAGGGAGCGGACCAACCGCTTGCGAGTGGCTACTGCTCTCGGTTCGTTATTTGGAATGGACGCCAGCCCGACGTATTCGGACAGAGGATCACCGCATGATCGACCGCATGGTGAAAATCCCCTCGCTCGCCATCGCCGCCGCCCGGCGTCTCTATAGCAGTTTGAATGGAGAAAAATAATGGCAGGTTCGGGCCTTGGTGGGATTAAGCTCTCGGTGCTTCTTCCAATAGCTATTATTATTGGAACCGGCCTAATTGCATGGGGAGAAGGGAGATATAAGATAGCAGACAATACTCAGGATATAGAGAAGATAGAGGAAGAACAAGAGGAAATCGATGGTAAGGTCGATACAATTATCGAACGGCAAGGCCGTATGGACGAACGGTTGAAGATAATACAAGAGGGGCAAGGACGCCAAGAGCGAACAACGGACCTCATATTACAGGAGTTGAGAAGAAGGCAGCCTCCGCCGTGACTCCGGAAGCCCTAATAATCGAGAGCATGTTCCGCGTGGTCACAAAGGAAGGCGTAGATGTTGACTTCGTGCTGAACTCGGCGCAGAGGCAAATCGACGAGAATATGACCGGGCGTGATATTATTCCTAAGGCCCGGCAGGAAGGGGTTAGTACGTACTTTCTTGCTCGATATACTGCAGCGTGCCTGAGAAAGAGAAACGTGAAGGCCACGATTATATCCCATGAACAGGATGCAACTTCGCGGCTGCTTTCACGCTGCACGTACTTCTTGGATAACCTGCGCGGCCCTGATCCAGTGCGCGGGCGGAGTGGAGTTAATATTATAACCTTCCCTAAGACGGATAGTATGATCTACATCGGCACCGCCGGGAGTAAGAAGTTCGGGCGCGGCGATACGATTACACACTTGCACTGCTCAGAGTACGCATACTGGCCCAATGCTAAGAGTCTCCTCTCGGGCCTGTTCCAGGCGGTTCCGCGCTCGGGCGAGATTGCGATTGAGAGTACAGGCAACGGAAAGGGGAATGACTACCATCGACGGAGTATGCGGGCTTATAATGGGCAGAGTATGTGGAAGTGCCACTTCCTCGATTGGCTTAACTTCGAGGAGTATACCCTGCCTATAGACGATGAAAGCGCCGCGAGGGTCATGGCGAGCCTGAATGAAGAGTGGGAAGAGCCAGAACTTGTTAAGAACTTTGGCCTTACGGCTGGCCAGATACTCTGGCGGAGGATGAAGCTGGATGAGTTAGACTTTGATCTTCGGGAGTTCAAGACGGAGTACCCAGCGACCATCGATGAGTGCTTCCAGGCGAGCGGAGATTCCTTATTTTATAAGGTTCTGTACGCACCATCCGCTGCATGGAAGAAGGAAGCAGTAGGGTTGTATATCCTCGAACCGCACCCAATACAGCATATGCGCTACGTTATAGGCGTCGATCCCTCGGGGGGTATAGGTAAGGACGCCGGCGCGATTAATATTATTTGTCTGGATACCATGGAGCAAGTGGGAGAGTATGCACATAATAAGGTATACCCAGATGTACTCGGGGGTAAGGTTGTAGACCTCGCCGAGAGATTCAACCATGCGTATGTAGTTGTTGAGGCAAATAACCACGGGCCGATTACACTGCGGGCGATTAAGGACCGGGAGTATCCCGGTATGTTGGTCTATAGCATGGGGAATGCTGGGGCGGATTTTGAAGATAAGCATCTAATGCAGCAGGGCTTTCGGACGACCGCCCGTACTAAGCCTATCCTAATTGGGCATCTGCGAACACTACTCGCGCACAGCCTAACAATCCATAGCCCAGCTCTGAGTGATGAACTATCTACATTCATCGAACACGAGGATGGGAAGTTAGCAGCGCAGAACGGGTGCTATGACGACTTGGTTATATCCCTGGCCTGTGCCGGAATTGGCCTGCGCCGGGCGGGCCTGTATCTCGATGATCACACAAAACAGGATAGGAAGAAGAAAGCTAAGGCTGATCCATTCTCCCTCGATGGTATAATCGACGAGATGCAAGGCAAGAGTAAGGTGGGAATTCATAGGCCGCAGCACCTGATAACAAATCTGTAGGGGTGTTCAAAATTTGAACACGAGTGGATAAATGACAATATTCTACACATTAATTATCGTGCTATGTATATTTGGACAACCTTGTCAAGTAATCCAGGGGGTGCCAGTTACTCTGGATATATGTAAAGCAGGAGGAGAAGCAGTCAAGGATTTTATAGATTTTAAGATGCAGGAAACAGACATACCTTATGCTGTCCAAATTCGGTGTAAGAAGTTTGAAGGAGAAAATGCGTGAAAATCTTAATGATGAGTAAAACCGGGCGGGGCTTCGGAATTGCTCATAAGCTGTCTGAAGAAGGCCACGATATTCAGGTGTTCGTACAGAACCGCCGGTGCGAAGACGCGTTGCTGGGAGTTGTGGGATTTGTTCAAGGTTGGCGGCCGGTCGCAGCGGAGTGGGCGGACCTTGTTATTGCCGATGAGGTTGGCTTTGGTCAATACGCAGCCGTCCTCGACGGCTTCGGCGTACCGCATATAGGAATAAATCTAATCGGAGATAAACTTGGTAGTGATCCCGCCAAGCAAATTCAAGCCATGCGAAAGGTGGATATTCAGATACCTGAAACCTATGAGTTCGATAGTCCGGGCGAGGCTAGAGAGATGCTTAGGGAACTATGGGGAAGAGATACTATCGGCTGGAGTATTATGCCGAGCGGTAAGGTATACACAGGGAAGCCCTTCAAAGTTCGTGATCAGGATACCCTTGAGTGGGCGTTAGAGTACTATGCGGCTGACCAGGCAGTGATTGCTCAGAAGTTAGTATATAATAGTATTGAGATCGGTACAACAGGCTGGTTTAGTGGAGAACTATGGGTTGAACCCTTCTCACATAATATGGATGATCGAAGGCTTCTCAATGACGACCTTGGGTTAAAGGTGGACTCTATGGGGAGTGTATCTTGGGCGGTGAGTGGTAAGGATATGTTTGTGGATGAGTTACAAAAACTGGCGCCTATCCTAAAGGCTGCCCAATACAAAGGCCCGATAACACTACATTCTGTTGCAAGTAAAAAGGGAATATTTGCGATTGACATAACAGCCGGCTTTAGTTATGATGGGATTGAGGCGCTCTATGAACTACTCGCTGAGCCCTTGGCAGATGTTCTAATACAAATCGGTTTGGGCACGCGAAGTGAGAATAAGGTTCGTAAGGGAATGTATGGCGTGGTTGCCCGGCTCACGGTTCTACCATATCCTCATATGCCGCCTGACTATCTTGATAAGGGGATGCCGATTTTGGGCGTTCCGTCGAGTGTGAATAGTATGGCGCATTGCTTCTTAATGGATATATCGAAGGATGGAGCGATCTATCGTTGGGCGGCGTCGAGTGGAGTTCTTATGAAGATATCTGCCTCGGATAAAAATCTATCGAGTGCTGTTAAAACCCTATATAAGCGAATTGAGCGGATTACAACTCCTGGAGTACAGTATCGGACGGATATTGGAAGCCGCGTAGCTGAGGATACAGACGAGCTTGAGCAGTGGGAGTATCTGACGCCGCCCTCATTCCTGCAATCTATTACCAGTTTGGTAAAATCGGGAGCAGCATAATGGAAGGTTATATTAGGAATAAGCCGGATACAAACTGGTGGCTTGAACAGATAACGGCGGGCGAGGACTTCAGGAAGCAGAAGGCTTATACCGAGCAATGGAATAAGTGGCGGGCCTTCTACCGAGGGGATTGGGAAAAGGGTGTTATGCCGATTAACTTGTTCTTCACCCTCATTCGGACGATTATTCCAAGGGTGTACTTTCGTAACCCGTCGGTTAGTATTAGCCCTGGCCAGCCGGGCTTGGAGAGTTTGATCTTCTCGAAGGTTCTCGAACGAGTGGATAATAAGGTTCTTCATAATATGAAGATGAAGAACACTATGAAAAAAGTCCTCCACGATGCGTTCTTGTTCGGTACGGGGGTACCGAAGATAGGCTTTAGTGGCTTCTATAATCCCTCGGGTGTTGGGGGGAACTCGTTGGTTGACGAAAAAGGGAATAAACTAGAATACTTTACGGGCGCCCAGAAGCAGATGCCTTGGACGGCAAGGGTACGCCCGGACCGCTTTGTGGTTCCCGCCGGCCTGGAGTCCTTCGAGCATACTCGCTGGGTGGCAGAGGAAATCTATCGACCTATTGAAGATCTGCGGGATGATCCCAGGTTCACAAATACAGCTAAGCTGAAGGTATCCGATTATACTGCTACAAGCGCAGGGAATATAGAACGTAAGATTCAAATGGCTAAGCTGTATGAAGTTCGAGATTTGAAAACGGGGAAGGTGTTTGTTATTGCACCTGATCATGGAAGCGAAGATGATAAATCGGTTCTGTTCGAGGACGACGCGCTGCTTCAGTTTGGGAAGGTTCCCTATTTCCCCATCCAGTTTAACTACGATGATGAGTTCTTCTGGGCAATCCCGGACAGTAAAATCCTCGAACCGTATCAGTTGGACATTAACGAAAATCAGACCCAAATCACCCAGCATCGACGCCTGACTATTATTAAAATTCTCGCTCGGCGGAAGTCGATAAGTGAGGAAGCCGCCGAGGCGATGATTAGTGAAGATGTTAGTGCGGTTGTGTTTGTGGATGGGGAGGGGCCGCTGAAGGATCAGATTTCTATGACCCAAGGCGGCACTATACCGCCTGAACTGTTTAGTACGGTTGAGCAAACTCGACAGAATGTGCGGGAAACCATTGGATTTTCTCGGAACCAATCAGGGGAAAGTACCGGCGGGCAGAAGAGCCACTCTCAGACTACTGCAACTGAGGCGAGTATTGTCCAGGCAGCTGCTGAGATAAGGATTGACGAGCGCCGAGATATGACCGCGGATGTCCTGGTTGAAATGGTCGAGATGATGCACCCCACTATGTTCGAGAACTGGGGGAAGGATCAGGTTGTAGATATAATCGGGCCAGGTGGGATACCTGTTTGGGTTATTATGTCTCAGAAGGCTTTACAGGAAGGGCAGTTCAACATAAGGATCGACCCGGAGAGTGCTATGCCTGAAACTCGGGCACTGCGAGAACGTCGGGCTATGGAACTTTATCAAATCCTGAAAACTAACCCAATCATCGACCCAATTAAACTAACTCAGTATTTGTTGTTTGAGTTGAAGGGAACTCAGTTCGACGATATGATGAGGATGCTTCCTGCACCTGCGGGCGGCCCTCCGAGTGGTCCGGTCGCGCCGAATGAGTTGGCTGGAATGGTCTCGGGCGGCTTCAAACAGCTCAGTCAGGGCAACTTGGCTGGAACACAAAGTGCTTGACATTGCCTGGGGAGTGTGTATAATGGGAATGGAGGACGGCGATGCCGATGTACACCTATAACTGCTCGAATTGCGGTCAGGTCTTTGAAGAGGCGCAGCCTATTATAGAACGCAAGACTTGTATATGTCCAGAATGCGAGCAGATAGCCGATCTAACAGTCGGTCGTCCGGCTTCCGTTATCCCCTTCCAGTTGGGGATGTTTGAGCACATTGCTCATAATCCAATCTATATCGGCAGTAAGAAGGAACTAAGGGAGAACTGCAACCGATATGGATGTATAGCGACAGGAATTGACTAATGGCAAAAGCTGAAAATCCGTATGCAACCTTTACCGTTAAGTTCTTTGACAATAAAGTCGAGGTGGATATGAAACACTTCGAGAAGATTTCACCGGGGAAGATTCAGAGAACTTATCCTATGATTATGGTTGAGTGGAATAGGCAGCAACAGGCTGTCTTGATAAAACAGCGGCAGAAGAAACAAGCTGATGCCGCGCAAACACAGGAAATGGAGACTACTGATGGCTGAAAAGGACGACGACAAAACCAAGAAGTTGGACAAGGACAACGCTGATAACAAGGTTGCCTTGGAGGAGATGAATAAGATGATTAAGAGCCTTCCTGCGAATATCCAGGAGAGCTTCCAGAACGCCTTGGCTAATGTCGCTGCCGCCCAGCCAGCGGCAGAGTCGGCAAAGGAGCCTGACGACGACAAGGATATTGATCTTGAGAAACTCGACCGGGCCGGCTTTGCTAAGTATATGTCTAAAACTATCGTTGGAGAGGTAAATAAGTTGCTCAAGCCTGTCCAGGATAGTATTGAGCAGAACTCAAGCGACGCGTCAAAGGATAAGCTCAAGGGCGCTGTAACGGCGGCGCGTGCTAAGTTTGATGATTTCGATGAGTTTAAAGACGGGATCATTAAACTGCACAAGGAAAACCCAGATACTTCTCCTGAGGATCTTTATCATCTGGCCAAGGCCCACAACCCGGATAAGGTTGCTGAGTTGGCTAAGGTTGCTGGTGAGAAGAAAACGGAGGATGATAAAAAGACTAAGGACGAAACTGAAACAGTGTTCGGAGGCTTCTTTCCTACCGGCATAACTGGAGACCACGGAGATAAAGAAGGTAAAATGAGTGCAGACGACGCGGCAGACGATGCTTGGGAAAAAGCCATGAAAGATGTCCCTGCTTCAATGTTTCAAACTTAATGAGGACTAGCACATGCCAGTACAAACACTAACTGAGGCTCTTGATAATCTGTACACGACTACGTGGCAGAATATGAAGAAAGAAGCTACTGACCAGATCTTCGACGCCACGCCGTTTTGGTTCTGGATGAAGAAGAAAGGTCAGCTAAACCCGGTTGCGGGCGGCAGGTTTATGACCGAGCCTCTGCGCTATGCACAGAGCGATAAGGTCACCTTCATCGGACGCGGCGGCACAGTATCGCTGTCCGATCAGGAGTTCCTGACTGCGGCTACATTTGATTGGAAATACCTCGTGGACAGTATTGTCCGCTTCGGTGTTGACGATCAGAAGAATCGCGGCAAGAACATGATTATGAGTTTCATGAAGGCTAAGTTAGCAATGAGTAAGGACTCCCTCATTGACAAGATGGAGGAGACCCTATTCGCAGACAACTCTGCTGACCCCCTTGCGTGGGCTGGATTGCAGGAGGTTATCCCTGACGATCCCACGACCGGTACCTTTGGTGGAATTGACAGTTCGGTCTATACCTGGTGGCAGAACCAGACAGCGAACATGACTGGGCTTTCGTTTGCCGTGAACGGCCATGCGCAGATGCGTACCATGCTGAATAACTGCGGGAATAATCTCGCGCAGGACTTCCCTGATTTCCTCGTAAGCGGCCAAACCCCGTATGAATATTACGAGGATAGTGTTCTCGAGCAGAAGCGTATCGTTAATAAGGACCTTGGCGATGCCGGCTTCGAGAACATTCAGTTCAAGGGGCGCCCGTTGATCTGGTCGAGCAAGTGCGCGGCTACCCGTATGTATTTCCTGAACTCGCGGTTCTTGAAGTTCAACCATGACCCCATGATGAACTTTGATATGACCGAGTGGAAGGCGATACCGGATCAGGTTAACGATCGGGCCGCCCAGGTTATCATGGCGGGGAACTTGATTACAAACCGTCGCAGGGTTCATGGTATCCTACAT